CAGTTGACCATCGGCGGCGGATCGGCAGGGGCCGGGAAAGTGGCGGACATAACCGTTTTATGGCGTCCGCTGGTAGCTGGTGGATATTACCTCAACGCATAAGGTGTGAAGTATGAGAACCGTCCAAACAGTTGCGCCGACATTATTGCCAGTTTCGCTTGCCGAGTTTAAAGCGCATTTACGCCTTGATTCCGGCACCTTTGACGGCAACCTGACGTTGACGCAAAGCCTCGCTTTCGGGTCAAAGGCCATTGCCAACAACTACACAACCCACGTCGGTTCAGGCGTGGATGTGTTGGGGAAAGAGGCCATTGTTGAGGTTCACCACGGCACCAACGGCGCGACCGGAACCGTGGATACAAAGATACAGGAATCCGACGACAACACAACTTGGACGGATTTCACGGGCGGGGCGTTCACCCAAGTCACTACCTCGAACGACAACGCCGACTATAAAAAGCAATACACCGGCACGAAGCGGTATATCCGCACGGCTTCAAAAGTTCTACTGGCTGCCTGTGAGTTTGGAACGTCCATTCTTGTGAACGCGGCAACCACGGCAGAGGATGATCTTCTGACAGAGAAACTCCAAAGCGCCATTGACGACGCCGAGGACTTCACCGGACGGCAGTTATTGACGGCCACTTACAAGGCTTATCCCGACTGTTTCCCTGACAAGGATTACATTGAGCTGCCCTTTGGCAATCTGCAATCGGTAACGTCCATCAAATACAAGGATTCCGACGGCACCGAAAAAACGATGGTTGAAAACACCGACTACCTTGTCGAAACGAATGTTGACGCGACGCGGGGCGGGGATCAGGTCGGGCGGATCGTGCTGCCTTATGGTGTGAGCTGGCCGTCTGTCGAGCTTTACCCGTCAAATCCGATCACGATTGAGTTTGTTTGCGGCTGGAAAGCGGCGGCTTATGTCCCAAGCAAGATAAAACAGGCAATCTTGTTAATGGCGGCGGACAGATATGCAGACCGTGGCGAGCCGATTATCGGCACACTGGTGGCACAGGAAACAAGAACCATGAAGGCCGCTTATAACCTGCTTTACTCAAAGAAGTTGTGGAGTTTTGCATGATTAGATCAGGCGACTTAAACAGGCGCGTGGAAATTCAGGCGCAAACGAAAGTCTCGGACGGAATGGGAAGTTTTACAACCACGTGGACAACGCTTGACACGGTTTGGGCTGCGATATGGGACGCGACAAGCAACGAGCGGAATCAGGCAAGCGCCACAACCCTGATTATAAGTCACCGGGTCAGAATCCGGTATCGGAACGTTTTTAAAAGCGCGTGGCGGCTGAAATTCAACAACCGTTATTTCACCATTGTGAGCGTGGTCAATCCGGGGGAGAAAAACGAGTATCTTGATCTGTATTGTAAAGAGGCGGCATGAAAAACATTCTGACAGCCATTTACGGGAAATTTTCCGGCTCCGAATTAAGCTCGGACGTTGGAGGCCGTATCTATTTGGATCAGGCCCCGGATAACTGTCAATTTCCGTATGTCGTTTATTCAGTGATTTCCGTCACCCCGGATGACGTATTCGCAAAGAAGGGCAAGCAGAGCTTGATTCAGTTTTCCCTATTCAGCGCGAACCCGTCGGCGGTTGAAATCACGGATATGCACGGGCACCTGAAGACGCTCTTTGATGACTGTTCAATGACCATAACCAGCAACACTTTATCATGGATGCACGAAGTCAACCTGACAACGATGGTTGAGGACATTACGGTCGGAGAGGGCGTTCAGAGCGTGAAGCATTGGGCGGCGGATTACGAAGTGGTCACACAGGACTCATAATGGAAAAGCGACTTAGTGAAATAACCCGTGCCGAGTGGATAGCGTTTCGATGGGTTGAGGCCCCGCAAGCGATGGAAGATGAAGACAGGATTTTCATCACTGACGGCAAGCGGACGCCGGACGAAGCGGCACAGGCAGCAGAAGATTGGGATATGACGGCAGAAGAAAGGGAAGGCGCAGCATGAATATTCTTGTAACTGCAAAATATGTTTCCGGATCGGCTAATGAAGGCGGATCGAGCCGGTTTTACAAGACGGTCATTGATACGTTGTGGGCGATGGGTCACACAGTCACCGCCACGAACAACCCGGCGGAATATACCCATATCGGATTTGACCTGATTATTTGCAGCCACGGGGAAATCCTGGACGCCATTAAAGCGAACCCGGCGCCCAAGGTCTGCATTTCACACGGCATTATTGAAGATGAAAAAATGCGCCACGGCGCGGACAGATACGTTGCAGTCAGTGAGGAAGTGCAATCATTCAACCGGGAACGCGGCTTTGAAAGCGAGGTCATACCTCAACCGATCACAATAGTGAAACAGATCAGGCCGGGGAAAGAGCTGAAAAATATCCTGATTATCCGGCACTATCCGATGACCCATGACCCGTTTGAGTTTCTGTCCGAGAAATACAATGTCATGGAAAGCGACATTGACAAACCGATTGAAGATCAAATTGCAGAAGCCGATCTCTGCATCACCTTGGGGCGCGGGGCGCTTGAATCCATGGCGCAAGGGAAACCCGTACTCGTTGCCGACAACCGGGAATACATCGGCGCGATAGGCGACGGCTATGTCAACGCCTCGAACATCAAGGAAATCGCACGCTGCAATTTTTCCGGGCGGCGGTTTAAACATCCGTTGACACGCGAATGGATTGAAAGCGAGCTGGCGAAATACAATCCGGCTGATTCTGATTTCCTTTACGATTACGTCAAAACGAACCACGAAGCGGGGAAAATCGTCGGGCGGTATCTTAAAGAAACACAGATCCATTTAATCATGCCTCTGTGGAGAAAAGAGAATGTCGGCATTTTAACCGCTGCATACAGGCCGATGCGCGTCATGTTGCATCCTATAATGTTCAGGGATGAAGCCGTGGAGTTTAACGAGCCGTGGATATTCCCGGTCATTGTTCCGATGGACTCCAAAGACTGCAAGGCGGCGCACCCCGGCACCTACAAACGGAATTGGTTTATTGAGAATTGTCAGATATTTGACGATGACTATTATGTCACCGTTGACGACGACGATATGTATGAGCCGAACGTCATGAGCGAAATCAAGGCCATGAATGATGATATTGTTATCATCTCAATGAAGCGCGGCCACAAGATACCCGTTCAGGCCGTCCCCCATCGAAGATACCCGACGAACACGCTTTTGGCCTCTCCCGACAACGTGAAAATATCATCCATCAGCGGCCAGCAGTCGTTTGTCAAAGGCAAGATATTCAAGGCGCATTTCTTTGATGATAATTCCGGCACCTGGGATGGTGAAATGGCAATGCACCACAAGGAATCAGGCGAGAAAATCACCTACCGGCCCGACCTGTTCGCGCTGTTCAATTTCTATGAACCTGGGCGCTGGGAAAAGGGGCTTAACGTGTCCTTTGGCGTAATGGTCAACGATCCCCTGCGGCTTGATATGGTGCTGAAGCAATCGCAAATCCCAAAAGGGATAAAATTGCATTTTATTCAAAACCCTGAATCGGCCACGAAGGGACTGAATCTTCTACTCGATAAAATCGAGGCGGACGGGGCGGACGTTGGTATATTGACCCATCAGGATATGTACTATCCGGCCGGATGGATTGAACAGGTCAAGGACCAGCTTTCAAAACTGCCCGAATCCTGGGTTGTTTGCGGGATCGTCGGGAAGGACATGCAGGGGCGGATCGCCGGGCAATTTCACGACAGGAGAATCCCGTTGGACTTTAACACGCTTCACCTGCACGAGTTCCCTCAACCGGCCTGTTGCTTTGATGAGTGCTGCCTCATATTTAATATGAAAAAAGGCTTTCGGTTTGATGAAACATTTGAGGGGTTTGACTTATACGGGACGCTTTGCGTATTGCAGGCATGGGAATCCGGCGGGAGCGCGTGGGTGATTGATGCGTTTGCAGAGCACTACTGCATGAGGCCGTTTTCATGGCATCCGGATGATCTGTTTATTCGGAACTATAAGAGGCTTTATGACAGGTTTCAGGGAATCCGGGTTGATTCGACAGCCCTTGGGCTTCCCCCGGACGGAGAAGTAATTTTTGAAACATCGGCGGCGTTAGGAGAAGAAAAGAAAGTAGCATAACAATCAGGGTTTCCGCGAGGGCTGATCACCCGGACGGGACGCAAGAGAGAACTAAGGCGGCTGGATAGAGCTATCCCTCTATTCATGCCGCCTTTTTCTTTGCCCTGAAAACAGAACCAAAAAACAGGAGGTAAAGGAAAATGAAGATCACGGGAAAAGGCGGAAAAGTTATGTACGGCTCGGTCGTTGTGGCCGAACAGGTAAGCTGGTCAATGAGCGGCGTTACGATGCCGACAACCAAAGCGCCCACGGCGTTTCAGGATACCGGTATGG